TTATAATTTGGTCAGACAATTTACCGATGAGCTAACAAGTGCAGGAATAATAACAGAAATATACAGCCAATATACTGAATGGCTCACAAAAAATTACCCCATACTAGAGATAGTGCCTATCTTAGAAGAGGAGCAAAGCATTGTGTATAACTTCTACGCACTAGATGCACCGCCTGATTTCACTCCAGGCTTTCCGCTAGATGTTTAACTCCTTTTTCATCCCGATCATATTGAATACAAAGATCAGTTTTAGTTTCCCTAGCTTCTCGGCTTTGGTTAAATCACCATTGCAAAGGTTATAGATCATTTGTTCCCAGGACCATTTAGAGGCTTTCTTTTCAGCCTCAATATCATCGAGCTCCTCCTTAGTTAGCTTTGCTTTCTCTTCCTCAGATAGATCCGTATCATCCACATCTCCAAATAAATTTTTGTACGTTTCGTAAAAGTGCTTACGGAACTTTATGAACTCATTAATGATACCATAGATATCTGTGATGGGTAGGTCCAGGAACTGTTCAGCTCTATTGTTAAGGTCAAAATCATACGGCTCCATTACCTCCTCCTGCCATTCGTTTAACTTAGTTTTCCTGTACAGGATAGCACAAATCTTATCCAGGTTATCCACATAGTCATTAGTGAATAGATACTCCAGATCAATCCACTCATAAAGCTCTAGTTTACTGAAGGCCTTGAGCTTCAACCCCAGGACCTCATCCTGGTATCTATTGGGTGGCTGATGGCTATACCAATTGACCTGCTTAATTAAGGCATTGAGCTCATCAATCTCGAGCTCCTCAATAACCTCGATATTAACATCGGCTAAAATAGAAAGGGCCTCACTATTGTAGTGGTAGGCCCCTTGCGTTTTATCAATTTTACTGATCTCGATGAACTGCTCAAGCGTTACTTGGCTCCAGCTCTGGGGTAGCTTCAGCATTCTTAAATTGTTGGTTAACTTTATTAGCTATGTACATCACATAAGGGATAGAAATATCCGCACTCATTTTGCAAATGAATTTAGCTTTGTGTTTAATGTGGGCCTCTGCGTAGTGTTCAGCAGGAGTAAGATCCTCACGTTTAAACATCACGGCCATCATTTGGCTGATGTAGTTTTTAGGCTTATCTATTGCCAGCTTCTCGATGTGCTTAGTATCCCTTACGGTTAACTTCATCTGAGCCGTATAGGTGTAACCATCTATCTCGATAGTATCAATGGTAGGATAGTCAATGTTTTTATCCAGGCTATTGAAGGCCTTTACCATCTCGATAAAATCTGAGATATCCACATCCCAAAAATCCTTCTCAGGGATTCCTAGATATTCAAAGATTTTAAGGTGCTTATCAACGGCATCCAGGTCCTTATTGTTATTGATCTCTGTGATCATTTCAAACTGCTCAATGGTGAGCTCTTTCATTTGGTTTGGGATCTCTTTCCCTAAAATTGTTATCATAATTTTTTTTTAACAAATATAAGAAAATTCTAATATAGGTAAATGGCAGAAAAAAATATCCCTACTTATAAGATCACAATAGACCCAGCCTATGCTGAGAATGGTGAGGATCTAGGAATTGAGCAGATAGCATTCACGGCAAACCCTGCCATTAAGGTAAAAGGGATGGCTTTCTCAAGTGAAGCTAAGCCAATGTTTTTTTCAGATGAACTTAAATACCGCATTACCGCCCCTGCATTAATCCCAATGGATATCTATCGTTATGATGATGACGCCAAACAGGAGTATTTTGTGCAGTTTACCAAAGAGGAGATAGAGAACATCCACGGCAAATTCATGAGGGATATGGTCAATAGAGACCTATTCAATCTTGAGCATGATACTGAGAAAACAGTACCAGCCTATGTACTTGAGGCATGGATAGTTGAGAACCCGAAAAAGGATAAAGCATATAGCTCCTTTGGTATTGAGGTACCAGAGGGTACATTGATGGTAACGGCACAGGTAACGGATAAGGAATATTATGCAGAGCTAGTAAGTGAGGAGCAGATAGGCTTCTCAATTGAAGGTTATCTAGGCATGAAGCTAAGCGAGCAAACCAATAAAACAAAAATAAATATGAACAAGTTACCCGATGGCGAGCACCTAATCGAGGGTAAAATCTACGTTGTAAAAGATGGAGAGGTTATCGAGATTAAGGAAGTCGAAAAAGTAGAAGCCTCTGAAGAGGTAGCTCTTGAGGATACGGTAGTGGAAGAGGAAACCACAGTAGAAACTACTGAGGAGGAAACCATGGCTGTAGATCCTGAGCTAGATGCTGAGGCAGTATTAGCAATTGTTAAGCCAGCTATTGAAGAGCAGGTTAATGCATTAGTAGCTATGATTGCTGATTTGCAAAATCAATTGGATCAAGCTCTAACTCCAGAAATGGAAGAGGAGGAAGTGGAGATGAGTGAGGCTGTAGCTCTTAGCGTACAGCAGAGATTTAGTAACGTAAATAAATTTATAAACAAATAACAAAATGAGAAAGTTAAAATTCGATTTGAACATCGACCCTACCGCTTTATTAGCGGCTAACCCTGAGGCATTCTACTCAAAGGCATATTTGTCTGAAGATACTGCCGATAACTACCGTGCCCTTCCAGGTGTAAAGTACAAAACTAAATTAGCCTCTGTAACATTTGGCAACATTCTACAAGCTTCATCTTGTGCGTTCACCGCTCCAACTGATGATTTAGATGCTAAAGAAATTGACGTATGCGCTCTTTCTGCTATGGCTCAAATCTGCCAGTTTGACCTTGAGCAATCTTTCTTGTCTCTTCAGATGAGCAAAGGATCAAATGGTGATTTCTCTGTAGCTTCTTTCATGAGCTTCTACTGGTCAGAAATGGCTAACAAAATCAACGGAGATATCGAGAGCATCCGTTGGCAAGGTGATACAGGTTCAGTTAACCCTACACTAGCTTTATGTGATGGTTATGAGAAATTGTTAGGAGCTCCTGGATCAGGTGTTATCAATGGAGGTACTGGTGCAATCACTACCTTTACTCAGCTTGAGACAGCTCTATCTGCTGCTTTCGCTTTGTTGCCTGCTACTATCGCAACAAGAACTCAAGACCTTCGATTGTATTTGCCTACTCAATTGGTTAACATCTACCGATTAGGTGTAGCTTCAGGTAACACTCAAGCATACATTACTCAAGATTTGTCATTGACTTTCTTAGGTATCAAAATCGTAGTTTGTCCAGGGATGAGCAACAATACTTTCGTATGGACATTGAAAGATAACTTAATCTATGCTTTCGATGCGGAAGGAGATAGCTCTGATCTTCGTGCTGTTAACTTAGCTGATACAGTTGCTGAGCCTTACATCCGTACCCGTGCGAATATGAAGGTAGGTTTCAACTTCGTTAACCCAGGAGAGATCGTATTCTATTCATAATTAATAACCGAGCCCTCAGAAATGGGGGCTCTTTAATACTTTAAATCATGCCTTGTTTAGTTCTTGAAGACATAGTAAAATCATGCGACAATAACTCTGGTGGTATTTATGGTATCTGGATTAACCAACAGGATGAGATTGCTTCAATCACTCCTACAGACCCATCCGCAGGTGCTGGGTGGTCAATCACAGGTATCACATTAGCTGGCGTTAACTTGTTCCAAAACTTCTACATTAGACGAAATACCTCTAACTTTACTGAAGAGAGTAATATCGACCTAGTGAATGGTAGCTCTTTTGTTACCTCTACAATTAACCTAATGTTTCACCGAAGAGATGCTGCTAAATCTCGAGCCATTAAAATTCTAGGTGGTGGACAGCAGTACCTTACTGCCATCATTTTGGATGCCAATGGTATTTACTGGTACTTCCCTTACTTGCAAGTATCTGCAACAGGTGAAGGATCTGGTACATCTCGTGCGGATGGTTCTAAGTATTCGGTTACTTTGGTAGCTGAAAATGAGTACCTAGCATATGAGGTGAACATGACCCCTGTACAATTACAGGCAATCGGAGTACAATAATCAACTCCAAATATATCTAAAGGCCCTCAGCAATGGGGGCTTTTTTTTAACATTCCTTTAGGCATTCAATAATATAGGTATGATCTATCTAGAGCAGGGGGTGGTTAATCAAATCGTGCTTACCTTATCCGAGGTTACAACGGTTGCAAACCCGCATTATTTATTTGTTTTCACCAACGAGATGAACACAACTAGCACCCCGCAATTATTCACGGCATCTGATACAAGTGCCTATCCAGAAAGATACAATTTATTTAGCCTCAATGAGCCTACAGATATCTCATTGATCCAGGGCCAATTTACATACCAGGTATATGAGAGTAATGTACCTTTTGTTTTACCCTTATCCATAGCGCAAACTACAGGCGTAGTCATTGAGGAGGGCAGAATGGTAGTAAGTGGTCCAGCAGGCAACTCAATATACGATTAATATGGCATGGTATAACGACATCTTTAAAAGCAAATCAAAAGGACCCGAAGTAGTCGAAGGGTATCAATCATTTTCTACTCCATTTCTTCCAGTAGGCCGTGGCAATTTAACCCTACCCTATGTGAATGGTAGGTATGATACCAATAAGGAGGTAAGATTTGGTACGGATGGTCTTTACCCAGAGCTACTTAATCAAATGTATTACAGCTCCCCGTTGCATGGTGCCATAGTGGATTACAAAACCAATGCAGTTATTGGTGGAGGCTTTGCTTTGAGCACGGATAAAATGACAGCTCAGGAAAAACTAGAGCTCTATACCTTTGAGAAAAAAATCAATCTTAAGCACATTGTAAAGGCTACC